GCGTTTGGTCGTGATACGGTCTCGCACCATATCGCCATTGGCATTACGCCCTGTTTCTCCATCGATATCTTGAATGCCGACCTGAAAAGATTTGGGAGGCTTCACAGCCACCCCATTGATTGTCAATTGTGCCATTTAACCTCCTAAATCTTGAGCAAGGTTTGACCTGCTCGTTCGTGTTCCTTGTTAATTTCTTGGATTGCTACCCGTCCGAACTCATGACCAGCGATTTGAATAACGATGTCGCCAGCCGGTAATGAATAACCTGTAGGTACATTGTTAGCAGGCATTCTTTCAGCCAATTTTTGAGCCAAGATAGAAATCCAACCTGTATTCCGTTCAAGAGGCATTACCGCTTCTTGACCAGCTTCTCCGACCCCGATAATGCTAGGTGAGTTGAAAACACCACCTCGTGCATACCAAGAAATATCAAAGCTAGGAAAACTAGGTGGATTCAAACTAAAACCGCCAGTTATATTAATGTGAGGCAACTCAAGTTTTGGCAAGTGCCACTCGAAATCAAAAATACTCTTAAGCGCATCAACACCTGATTGTACTGCGCTTTTTGCGTTATCCATTGCATCATTAAACAGATTCTTGAACCAGTTAGGGATTTCTTTCAAGGCATCTTGCATGTCTTTCCATCTATCTCCGAACCATGAACCGATTTTTTGGAAAGGATTCTGAGCTTTCTCTTTTGCGCTCTCAAATTTCTCTCCAAACCATGTATCAGCTTCTTTTACTCCATCTTTGATATCATTCCATCTATCACCGAACCAAGAGCCAACTTTTTCAAAAGCTGAATTCACTTTATCTCTACCAGATTGGAATTTCTCTCCAAGCCAAGTATTTGCTTCGGAAAGTGCGTCTTTAGATTCGTTCCAACGGTCACCAAACCATGAGCCCAACTTACTAAATGTATTGCTTATTGCGTCCCAGCCTTGTTGGAATTTATCACCTAACCAAGAACCAACTTCTGTCAAAGCATTAGTCACATCAGCCCATCTCTCACCGAACCATGAACCTAAATTACTGAAGATATTAACGATACCGTCCCAACCTTCTTGGAACTTCTCGCTAAACCATTGACCTATTGGCTCAAAGATTTCTTGTAGCTTTGTCCATAGACCGCTGAAAAATTCGCCAATTGCTTGACAAATACCACTGATAAAATCACATAGTCCTTGCCATGCAGTTTTAGCAAACTCAACAACAGTGTCCCAGTTTTGGTAGAGCAAGACACCGATAGCGATTAAGGCTGCGATCGCTGCAATAACCAAAGTTATCGGGCTGGTCAAGACTGCAATAGCTCCATTGAGTGCCCATGTTGCAGCTGCTGCAACTCCTGCTGCAACTGATTGAGCGATTTCTGCCGCTGCTGCAAGTCCCATTTGCGCTGCATGAACACCCCACGCCAGTGCTGATTTACCAAGTTCTAGAGCAGTTTTTCCTAGCTCTACAATCAATTTCCCAGAATTGACCACAAAGTCTTTTGCATACAACGCATTCAAATAGATGGTTTCTCCGAAGCTGACCAATTTATCAAACGTCAAAGCTTTCAAAGCCAGCCCAAGATCTTTAATTCCACTAACAATAACGGAAACCTTGCCACTCAATAATTCGAATGCTCCTGCAAGCCCTCCAGCTTGTTCAGCCCAAGACAAGAACTTAATTCCTTGCCATACGGTTGCAAGCGTACCAATTACACTAGCGACCGTAGAGATAATCTCTTTATTTTCTTTACACCAATCTGAAAAAGCAGTAAAACCATCGGCTACTAGCTTGATTGTATCAGCTAGTAACTTCAATGCCTCTAGTATGATACCGCCTAGTAAATCAGCGACGGTTTCAATACTTATGCCGAATGTGTTAGACAAGAACTCTGCGAAAGGCTTCCAACTTCCTTCCCAAAGTATTAGAATAATATCAATTAGTCCGTTAAAAGCATTAGCAATAGAGTCAATAGCAGGGGCTACATGTTCATCGTAGACACTACTCAATCCATCGCCAAACTTATCAACAACACTTTCAATAGTTTCAAATATCGGAGCTACAATGTCCAAAAGACTTTGAAGCATTGATGAAATTTTAGGAGCGCTTGTCACAACGACTTTTTCAAAACCTTTAAACAGACTTCCTGCTAATTTACTACCAACTTCAACAATGGTAGATGTCAAGCTTAATAGAGTTGACACAATAGCGCTACCGATACGAACCGCACCAGTTGAAGTAATGACATCGTAGAAAGCACTAGAAAAGGCCTGAGCGATGTTCCCTACAGCCTCTGCAATGTTACCAATATTATCAAACAAAGCGACTAGCGCCCTGATAATGCGTTCTTTTTGCCTTTCAAGGCCGTTTGCAATACTTTCAGTAAGAAGTACACCAATACCAACGCCTATAGTAGCTAACGAACCAGCAATTTGGCCCAAAGCATAAGCAATTTTCTCGGTCATGCGGTTAAAGGCGTTTACGACTCTTGGGTCAGTAGCGATTTCTTCAAGAGTTTTCTTGATTCGTTCTAAAGCAGCTTT